AAATCATCTAAACCATCTGCTTTAAAAATAGCACTCAAAATTGCCCGGGAGTGATTTTGATTTAATCCATTCTTTTCTAAGAAAGAACTATAATTATTTGCGTTAATTTTATTAACTTTTCCTAACTCGGCTGCTTTAATAGGATCATCAGGTAATAACTTGTTCCAAAAATCTTTATTACCATATAACATTCCTATTGTACCTATTGTTGGAGAAAGTCTGCCGCCTGCGGCTGTTTTACCGCCTTTAAGTTCTATAGGTGTTCCGTCAACAACGATATCACCTTTTGTTTTTGATAATAAAATGCTAGGGCTTAATAGTGCTAATGCAACTTCACCAGGGCCCTTGTTATCAGTTCTAAATGCTGGTAAATTAAACATGGTATCAAACAATCTCTGCGAAAAAGGAGTTCCTACTAACCAGTCGCTCCATCCAGATAATGTTTGTAGTAATGCTTTTGTATCGATATGATTTACTTTACCCAAAGTATTGGCAAACTCTATCTTTTCTTCAACTGTACCTTCTGTGTCTTCAATTGCTGTTGCAAATGCTTCAATAAATCCATCTGCAAACGTTTGATCATATTCCGGCTTTGTTTTATCCGGCTGCAATGCTGTTAAAATTCTATCTTGCAAATTTCCTTCATTATCCTGCATTTTTAGACTAATAATTTTCCAAAGTTCATCGATAACGACCGGATTATTTTCCATCTTGGAGTAGATGCGTTGCATCTTTACTCGTTGATCACGAGATAGTTTTTCTGTTAAAAACTCGTATGCTCTCACGCTTACTCGTCTCCCTTATAGTTGCGATAATCTTTTTTAATTTTACTTGCAAAAGCATTTAGTTGATCAAATGCTTTTTGGAAACGCTTGATAATTTCCGGATCTGCTTTGTTTGGGTCAAACTCGGCAATTTCATCAACAATATGTTCCATACGAATTGTTTGTTTAACTAAAGCTCCACTCATGCCGGCCCACATACGACGGCTACCTACTGTAGGACGTCTATCCAATGGACGATGCCGCATAGTTGCATCGTCATGACTTGCACGATACGCGGCTTGATCTTCTGATCCTTCTATAAGCACTTCAGTTACTAACATTTTTACTCTTGGCTTTTAAACTCATTGTATGCGGAAGTAAATTCTTCTTCTAACTGTCCTGCATCTTTATACGGGTTGTCGCCATGTCTTGCTGATACTGTGCGTTGCTTTGGTTGCTTTTTACTTTGGCCAATAACCAAATCTTTTAAACCAAATACTTTTGCATCATTTGTAGGGTCTTGCTCAACTTCAATTGCTTCTTCTTTTGGTAATGCCGGCTTTGACACTTTTGCAATCAAATCCTTCATTGAAGAAATTGAACTTGGCTTCTCATAACTATGATCCATACCCATACCTTCGTCGCCGTCTGGCTCTGCATGTGCAGTTGGCATACCTGAAAGTTGAAGCATTCTCATTAACTCTTCTGGCTTATCACTGCTAACCGTTGTTGTTGTATGAGTATCATCTTTATCGGTTGTAATTGTTAGATTGTAGTTTGTTTTTGGTGCTTCCATTTCATCTTGACATGCACCGCACATCTCATCTACTCTCATTGTATTCTCCTCATTGTGTTCTTTTTTCATGTTATTATCCTAAAAACGACCGTCTTTTTTCCACTGTGTTAATTGATTTAGCACATCAGTAAAATTGCCTGCTTGAGCTGCTTTCTGTACAGCATCAACTTCTGCTTTAGATAACGGCTTGGATCCTGGAGATGCAGCCGATGGTGCTTTATAAGTTGCTTGTGCAATCCCCATTAAAATCTGATTCTGCTGATCTGTTGATACAGGAGTACTTGGATTATCCTGAAATTGCTTTAGTATTGCGCCGCCTGGCGATAACTGTTTAACTATTGCATCAAAATCTGCGTTTGAATAATACTGGGCGACAAAATCTTTCAATTGCTGTGGTTTAGCATCTTTTGGCGCTGTACCCTGGCTTCCTAAGTACTTCTGCCACTGACGATTCATAGTATTTGCAAGCTGCCCTACTTCTCTCCGGCCGGCTGCTCTATCAGCACCGTCTCTACCTAGACCCAAAGGACCAGATACTTTGCTTCTAATTGTATCTTTGGCACTTGCCCATGCACCATATGGTGCTTCGTCTAATTTTTCCTGCCCAGCATTATATTCTTTTATAATACGCAATGACTTATGTACATCAGCGTTATATTTTGTATCGTTGGTCATTTTATTCGCCTTTCATGTAATTACTTACATGTGTGTCTCGATCTTTAACAAGTTTCATTAGTTCTTCAATGAACTTTGTATTAAACTCGTTGCCATGATAATCACTTACATCGTGCTCATCTGCTGGATATTCATTGTTTAAGGCTGCATCCTCAGGGTTGCTTTCGCCAATTACAAGTTCTGTATCAATATTGTTATCAACCAAGTCGTGTTCTAGTGGATCATTTTCGGTACGAATTTTAAGATAACGCTCTGGCATGCCCAAGTTGTGAGCGATTCTATCACGTACTGTATCAATTGAAAGTGGTAATCCTGTTGTAAAACTAGCAATGTTTACTTCTCCGGACACACCTTCGTCAAAATCTAACGGTTGCTTTTGAAATATTGTTTTTGTAGGTGCACTAATTGTTTTAAGATCGAACTTTTTTAGCTCATTCTCAATAGTTACCATCATATCATCGGTAACTTCACCTAAAATCTTTACTTTATACTTGTATTCCTTTGTGGATTCAGCTAAGTATTGTTTTAATGTTTTCATCTCTCTTCCTCGTATGGAATTTTTAACTTTAACTATTTATCGTTTTTCTTGTCTATGAAACTTTTGAGAATGTCGTTCCTGTCTGCAATTACGTACCCTTCTCCCTCAATCATGCCATCGTCTTTCTTCTGCGTCTGATCTAACTTCATTTTCTTTAATTGTAGTTCAATCATTTTTAATTTTTTGTCTGTTTTGCTTGTTTTTGCTTCTATTGCGTTTTTTAACATGCGTTGTGCGGCAGCAAAGATATCACCTGCATGCCTTGCCTCAACATTCATACCTAAATCCATTAAGTCTTTAAACGCTTGCTCTGCTTGATTAGCATATGTGTCCATTTCAGTATCATTTGCTTCTAATCCTTGCACAACAGGTAATGCTTGATCTATTTTATCAGCGGCTTTTAAGGCTGTAAAAATCTCGTCTCGCTCAAACGCCAAGGTTTCAGACTTTGTCATCACCTCTTCTACTTCTTCCTCTTCTTCCTCTACTGCGTCTAATACCTCTTTTAACGGCGGTAAATTAAATTCTTCTTCAAGTTTTTTAGTCATAGATAAGTACCTACTTAATTATTATTTATTTTTCAGTAAATTATTACCGTCTGCGTGATTTACGCATACTAGGGTTGGTAAATATTTCGTTTTCTGTTAGCACACGAAATGTCATACCCTTCTTGCTACACCAATCAGATGCGGCTATCCACTTTGCTTTGTTTATTTGTGCTTGTGCTTTTTCACCAATATGTGTAGCACGTTCTTCTGTTGTTTGATTATACGGCTTAATCTCAATAACTTCTGTATGATTTCTACCGTTTTTGTCTGTATACTGTATAATAAAATCAGGCACGTATTGTGTACTACGCCCTGTTAACGGATGAATATATGGAATTTTTACTGCTTCGCTTGCCCAACCGGTTATATTAGGATGTGCATCGCACATACGCATAAATGCTAACTCCCAACCTGATCTAAAACGAGGTTGTTTTGTTCCTAAATACTTTTTAACATTTTTCGGGGTAAACAACCCTTGTGAATACTTAGCCATTACGCGAGTATGTTTCTATTAACCAATACAGTCTTAGCCGACGTTGTACTAACACTCTTTACACCAAGCTGACTTGTTATAGGACGTAATTGATTAATCATGCTTAATCCTATTGCAGTCATTGAGAGTGTACTCGAAGTAGGTATTTTGTAATTTATAATTTCTTGTGGCTCGATATTTAATGCTTTAGCCGCTTCTAGAACAAGAACTGCCAATGTTTGTTTTACTTCTTTGCTTGCAATAACACCATCTTGATCAAACATTGCATAACAAATATCAAAATCTGTACCATTAACAGACAAAGGGGGAGTGTATGCAGTTGCAATTGCAGTACTATCAGGTGAAGGGTCTTTTACTTTTCCGAACGTTTTTATTAATTTAGTTGCGTCGGTTGTTATAGCACTGGTTGTTTCTGTGTAATTATTACTAGCCATAATAATATTTATGACAACAAGTTAACCTATGAGTTTCGATCGTTTTGTGCTTTTTCTAACCGTTGTGCTCTTGCTTTTAGTTCTGCTTGTTGTTGCGATGGCGTTAAAGCATTCCATTGATTAGTTAAAGTTTGCAAAGTAGGCGACTGGATTGTGCTATTTACTCTCGATGGAACTACACGTTGTCCGGTATTTGGATTTACCCAAGTGTTAATTTGTCCACCTTGAGGGAAAACTGCGTTCCCATAAGGACTCTTTGCAATTCTATCAGCAACAGAAGATCCAGTAACCGGATATGCTGTTTGGTTGTTTAAGCCGGGTAAAGGAAAAGAGCCTCCTGTTTTAGATGCAATTGCATCTATATCGGCTCCGTCGGTTGGATTCGCTGTAAAATCTCCGGTTGGCACTACAAGTTCTCCGGTATTTGGATTCACCCAGCCGCTAACGTTACTTTTAGACACGCCAGAGGCTGGCAACCAGTCGGCGTTAGTTTCAACCGAAACATAACCGCTCAACGGTCCTCTAGGGCGAGCAACTGCATTAGCGGAAATTTGTCCTAGTTCAGCAAACGATGCGGCATTGACAGTATCGGATGTTGCTCCACCAGCTTCTCCTGGGTTAGGTACTGAATCTTTTGGTCTGTCAAAATCGTTGGAAAAGGGACTACTAGACACGGATACTTCTTCTCCTATCCAGTCAAAAATAGTTGCGTCTCCGTCTAAAATTGAAAATAAATTATTATCCCCTTTTATATTTCTTTGCGGATAATAAACAAGATTTTCATAACCCCACGTTACATTAATGTTTGCCAACTCGTTAGATGCTTCTTGAGAAAACTGGTCATGCTGTACCGACTGCATATAAGGATTAATTAAATCAATTCGTGATGCAAAACCATTTTGTAAAAAATACAAAGAAATGTACTGAAACAAATTCTTTTTATTTACTTTTCCTTTTAGATTGTAACCGTAATGATCGTATCCTAACATCGCCGATATACCATTTGTCTCAGTATGTGTTAAATCGCTGTCTCGATAACTATACTGGGTTGTACCTTGACGTCTACCATTAGAAAAGTAATAAGAATATGTTTGTACCCAGAAATTTGTAGATATATCAGACCTGTCATCCCAAAATGCTATAGTGACTGGTTGATAATTAATCTTAGTTGGGGTAATACGAGGCTTATTATACTGATTTAAAGTTTCGGTTTCAATTTCTACTCGTGGAGCATCAATAGATCTAACTCTATGTGTTACATCTATTAACTGCTTTGCGTCTCTGCCGTAAAAAAGAGGCTTTAACTCTTCAGTGTATTGGAATTTTACAAGATAATGATTTTTAAACCGAGGGGTTTTTGTATGCTTTTGTCCTGTTAATCCGTGTACACGGGGCGCCTCTGACGCCCCGCGTACCACATTCTTCATGCCTGTCCAACTTTCTCCACTTGCGCTTCCGCCTGGTGTTGTTCGGGTATACTTTGCCATATAATTATTACGCTATAATTATGTAGTTTGTACTGTTACCCCGGTTGGCATCAAGTTTGCACCCTTATCAAAGTGTAGTGCGTTATCATAACGAATCGATAAAGTAACAGTTACAGGATCACTTGCGGCATAATCACCTGCGTCATAATCACTGTTAACGATAAAACAACCCTCAAGTAACCATTTATCCAATTCTGTTTCTGTACCACCGTGTGTACCAGTTAGAATAGCAACAGTCATTTGGAATTTATAATCGGCTCCGCTTAGTGCTGAAACCTGATTATGATGATCTACTTGGCGTTGAATTTGTCTACCTACTAAACCCGAAATATTGTTCTGTACATCGTCGCGGAAAGTCACTGAAATGGCTTGCCATTCATGTTTACCTTGCAAGTAAACACGTGAGTTATATGAATGTACTGGAACTTCTTCGTATGCTACTTTTGGTCGATCGCATGTAACAACATTACGTGTAAACTCGCGTTCTTCACCTGCGCCAATACCGTTGAATTGTACTCTATACTTATATTTTAACTTAGGTTGTAGAATACCTCTGGCATTATCGCCTGCTACGTCAATACCGAATTTTGTTGCCATTTTGCGTCTCCTGCTTGCTTATAATATTTATCTACTTTACCCCCTGAATGACTGGGGGCTTGTGACCCCCATTCACTCGGGTTTTAATGAAAATCCTATGCACTATGAATATGTTGGTGCAATTGTTAGATCCTCACCTGTATTTCTCACACGAACTGGAATGTAGATAAATTCAACTGCTTTCACAGGTTGAATTGCTACGTCAATCCATAATTCGTTTCGGTCAATACGTGTTGGTGTGTTGTTACTTGTATCACACACTACCAAGAAGTCGTATAGTGCTCGTTTTGTAACCATATCGCCTAAGAATTGGTCAAATACTGCTACTACTTGTCCTCTTGTAAATTCATCGTTTGGCTCAAACAAGAACGGTTGTGACATGTCGTCAAAACGTCTACGTAAGTAAGCAACCAACCGTGAAACATTAACACGATCTAATGCACTTGTTAGTGTATGCAATGTTTTTTGCCCCCAAACAACTAAGCCTCTATTAGGCATTTGTGCAATTGGGTTCATTTTATTAACATACAATACATCACGTTGACCTTGATTTAGCACTACTGCATTGTATTCGCCTTCGCTATCAATGTAACCAACACTTGTTGCGTTGTTTACAAGACCGCGATTATAACCTGCAGGAGCGAACCATTCAAATGCTACTTGGTCGTTGTAACCCATTACACGTAATACAATGTGTGATGGTGGTTGTACAACATTGTCGCCTGTAACGTTTGTTGTATAACATCCGCCCGGATACCAAATACCCATATCAAAGCCAGATGATACAAGACCTTTCTCGCCGTTTTCGGCGGCTACATTGTAATTGGATGCCCAATTCTTAATAGATGTAGCATCTGATGATAATCGCATTGGGGAATCACCAACAATAAATGCTGTTTCCTTACGATCAACGTTGAGTGTCTTCATTTCATCCAGCAACTCTGGGAAACCAGGAGCTGCAATTAAGTTAAAGAAGCGTGTTTCTGCACGTACATCTTCACTTGCGGAAATGGCGGCTGCCATTGAAACTGTAATAACTTTCTTTTGTGCATGACGACCCATGTAAGGTGAACCGTCTAGTTGCAAGCCTGATTCGTTATACCATTTTGCGGCTGTTGCATTATACTTCTTAACATCGTAACCTGATGCCATAAAGTTCCAACCCAAAATACCAACAGGATATGTTGATGGATTTGGAATAATGTCAGAACCCTCAAATGACGAAGCACTTGTAGCACGGAAGTTACCAAATACAATACCTTGGGTTGTTGTTTGATCTGCATTATTGATTGCATCCCAAACAGATGTTGTACCATTGTACTTATATAATGCTGGATATGCTTCTACCTGTACTGTATCTAACCATACATCACCTGCTGAAGGCGCTGTTGGTGCTGAAGCAGATGCAGTAAATGTACCAGAGAATGTACGCCATTCTGTTGAACCTGAGTTATCATATGTTTCTAGTAAATCAACTGTTGTGTTACGGCTATCGTACCATAGTGTACCATCTACTGGTGTACCAGTCGGTTCTACTGTGTTTGGCTCGTAACTTAGTGATTCCCAGTTACTTGATGTACCTGCTGTTAAACCTAAATCTGCTAACATTGTACCAGTACCTGCGGCAAGAACAATATCTTTACCTGCTGTGTTTGTAATAACAAGTTTGTTACTTGAAACACTTGCTTGAATGTTTGTAATGCCTGCTGAGTTAATCAATGCCGCTGTTCTAATAACAGCAGTATCTGATGTTGCAGTATATGTTACTGTTGTACCGTTAACCACAATTGAATC